AATATCTCCAAATATGTAAGAGTAAAACAAGTAAACTTCAATACTCCAAAATATTTTGATAACAACGGTAATGCAAAAGCAGCATTTACTGGCTCTTTACCAGCTGTAAGCTCTGGATCATTCGGAAGCGCAGTTGGTTCTAATATTCCTGTAGGTAGAGCCGCTAACTATTACAATACTATTAACGGAACAGATAGCCAAGGATTAGTAGGAGCTGATTATAATAATGCAATTGCATTGTTATCAAATGTAGACGAATACAAATATAATGTATTATCTGTTCCTGGTCTATTATCCACAACTCACGCTACTCAAGTTAATGCTGTAGTAAATAATACAATCGGAAGAGGTGATTCTATCGCAATTGTAGATTTGGTAGCATATGGCTCTCAAATAAACGCTGTAATAAACCAAGCTTCAGCATTTGATTCAAGCTACGCTGCTACATACTGGCCTTGGTTACAAACTATCGATCCTAACAACGGTGAGGCAGTTTGGGTACCAGCTTCAACAATGTTGCCAGGTGTATATGCATTTACAGATGCTTCAAGTGATCCATGGTTCGCACCAGCAGGTATTACAAGAGGTGGATTAGGTCAAGTAATCAGAGCTGAAAGAAAATTAACAGCTTCTAACAGAGATGATCTATATGAAGCAAATGTTAACCCAATTGCAACATTCCCTGGAACTGGAGTAACAGTATTTGGTCAGAAAACACTTCAGAAACGTGCTTCTGCACTTGATCGTGTAAACGTAAGAAGATTGTTGATCGCTCTTAAGAGCTATATCGGCCAAGTAGCAGATGGATTGGTATTTGAACAAAATACAGCCGCTACTAGAAATAACTTCTTAAGCCAAGTTAATCCATACTTAGAATCTGTACAACAAAGACAAGGATTGTACGCATTCAAAGTGGTAATGGATGAAACCAATAACGGACCTGATGTGGTAGATAGAAACGAGCTAGTAGGTCAAATATTCCTACAACCAACTCGTACTGCTGAATTCATTATATTGGATTTCAACGTATTGCCAACTGGTGCTACTTTCCCAGCATAAGGAATTAAAATTTAGATATTTATAATAAAATAAAGCACATATAAAATGGCAATATTAGATCCAAACGAAATATTCTTCACAGCTTTTGAACCAAAGCAGGCGAATAGATTTATAATGTATATAGATGGTGTTCCCTCCTATACCGTAAAAGGTATGGGAGCGGTATCACTAACTCAAGGGGTAGTAGCTCTTAACCACATCAACGTTCGTAGAATGGTTAAAGGCAAAACCATTTGGAACACAATCCAGTTTACCCTATTTGATCCAATCACTCCTTCTGGTGCACAAGCAGTAATGGAGTGGGTTAGATTGCACCACGAATCTGTAACTGGTAGAGATGGATACTCTGATTTCTACAAGAAAGACTTAACATTCAACGTGTTGGGTCCAGTTGGAGATGTAGTATCTGAGTGGATTATCAAGGGTGCTTTAATTACTGAAGCTAACTTTGGTGAATATAGCTGGGATACTGAAGGTACTGCAATAAACATCACAATGACGGTTCAACCTGATTATTGCGTACTTAACTTCTAATTAAATTTTTTATATAAATTTTTTAATTATTTTAAGAAAAATAGCTTGGATTCGTCCAAGCTTTTTTTTATGTTCATATGTATAATGGAACAAAAGTTATTTTAAAACAAGTATATGGCTGAATTTAAGTTACCTACCGAAACAATCGAACTACCTTCTAAAGGTTTACTCTACGCTTCCGACAATCCTCTTTCTAGTGGTACTATCGAAATGAAGTACATGACCGCTAAGGAGGAAGATATTTTAACTAACCAATCCTACATTCAAAGCGGAACAGTATTGGACAAATTGCTCCAATCGCTAATTGTTACCAAAATTAGCTACGATGATTTGCTAATTGGAGACAAAAATGCAATTATGATTGCCGCCCGTATTTTAGGATATGGTAAAGATTATAAATTTATCTATAGAGGTGAAGAAGAAACAGTAGACTTAACCAAAATAGAAAATGCTCCTTTACACGAGGAAGTACAAAAAGCTAAATCAAATGAATTTGCTTTTACACTCCCAAATTCAGGCAACATAGTTACATTCAAATTGTTAACTCACGGTGATGAGAAAAAAATAGAGCAGGAACTTAAAGGATTAAGTAAAATCAACAAGAACAATTCCTCTAATATCACTACACGATTAAAATACCAAATTCTTTCTATTAATGGGGAATCCGAAAAACCTAAGATACGAGAATTTGTAGACAACTATCTCCTAGCTCAAGATTCAAGAGCATTAAGAGAAAGAATAAAAGAATTAAGCCCGGATGTTGACTTAACTTTTTTTCCCGAAAATGGGGACAACCGAGTTGATATCCCAGTCGGGCTTAGCTTTTTTTGGCCTGACCTCTAATACCGCGGCCGAATTTAGATTAGCAGTATTTAAACAGATCCATGAAATCGTATTCCACGGACAAGGTGGATACGATTGGGATACTGTCTACAATATGCCGTTATGGCTCCGTAGATTTACGTTTAACGAAATTCGCACGTACTATGAACAGCAGAATGAATCTGCTCAAAAATCCCAATCATCTAACACAAAAAGCTTAGTTAATTCCGATGGTACTATAAACACACCCGAGTTTATGAAAGCATCCAAAGAATATAAAGGTAAAACAAATTATAAATAACAATATTTATAACATATACCTCAATATAGATGGCGAGTCAAGAAGAATTAAATAGACAAAGTGAAATTAATGATGCTCTTGAAAAACGAGTATCTTTGGAAAGAGAATTAAATGATGTACTGTCTCGCAGAATAGGAATTGATAGTCAAAATGTAATTGCTCAACAAGACATAGGAAATACTCTTGCTGAACAATTAAAGCATTTAAAAGGTCATAATCAAGAAAAAAGATCTATTCGTAGTATCACTACCCAACTAAATAATTTATCTAGAGAAGCATATAGTATAGGGGTAGAAACTTTAGGAAATGATAAAGAAAGAAATAAAGTTTTAAAACAAATTTCCGAAGCTGAATCCAACATTAGAGTTTTAAGTCTCCAAAAAGCCCAATTTGCAAAAGAAGCCAAAAATGCTACAGGAGAAGAAAAAAGATTATTACAAGCTATAGTCAGTTCTCTTGAAGATCAAGTTCAAGAAGCTACAGACCTCAAATTACAATTAAAAGAAATAGTAAATCTATCAGGAAAAGTATCTGATAATTTTGGAGTAAAAACATTTGGGGCTTTATCTGATATAACCAAATCAATCCCAGGATTAAGTAGATTTTCTGAACCTTTCCAAAAAGCAGCTGAAGCATCCAAAGATGTAGCTATTCAAAACGCAAAAGCTCAAGATTTAGCAAAATTAGGAAGCAAAATTAAACGAGAGGATGTTGTAAGGTTAGGATTAGAAAATAAATTAATCGATAAAAACGGAAAAGTTTTAACAGGTAATGCTGCTCAACTTAAAGCACAACAACTAGGTTTATTAAAAACTAATAGTACTATGTTAGCTGGATTTAAAGCTTTAGGTCCTGCTATACAAGGAGCATTAGCTCCCCTAGCGGTATTAAAAATGTTGACTGATGCTTTAATCCAAGCAGATAAAGAAACTACTGAACTTCAAAAATCTATGGCTCTCACCAAAGGTGAAGCTGTAGGATTTAGAATGGGGTTAACTGAAGCAGCTAATCAATCTGGTAATATAAACATAACAGCTACTAAATTATTAAAAACATTTGGTGACTTAAACAAACAATTTGGTTTTATAACTAACTTTTCAACTGAAACTTTAGTTACAACTGCTAAATTAACAGAGGTAGTAGGAGTTAGTTCCCAATCTGCAGGTAATTTAGCAGCAGCCTCTGAACGTACTGGAACAAGTTTTGAATCTAATTATAAAAATGTTTTATCAACTAGCTATGAACTCCAAAGACAATCTGGAGTTCAAATGGACTTGAGAGACATTTTAGATCAAACTGGTAAAATAACAGGTACAGTTAGAGCTAATCTAGGCGCTAATCCTTCTTTAATGGCAGCTGCTGTTACCCAAGCTAAATTATTTGGTGCTTCTTTAGAACAAGTAGCAGCTGCTGGAAAAACAATGCTTGATTTTGAATCTTCTATTACTGCAGAACTAGAAGCAGAATTATTATTAGGTAAAGATATAAACCTTGAAAGAGCAAGAGCAGCTGCCTTAGCAGGTGATCAAGTTACTTTAGCACAAGAATTACAAAGAGAAGCTGGAACTTTCTCCGACTTTACTAAAATGAATGTAATACAGCAGGAAGCTCTAGCTAAAGCTATGGGTATGACCTCAGATCAATTAGCTGATATTTTATTCCAACAAGAAATACAAGGTAAAACAGCTAAAGAATTAAGGGCATTGGGTAAAGATGAGCTAGCTGATAGATTAGAAGCTCAAGATCTTCAAACCAAATTCAATGCTACAGTAACAAAATTACAAGCTATTTTTGTAGATGTAGCTACAGCATTTACTCCTATATTGGAAATATTAGGTAAAGTTTTTAGTTTAATAGGAAAAATTATAGCATTTTTAGACCCTGTAATGGGAACTTTAACCGGTATTGCAGTAGGTGCAGCTACTGGAGGAATTCCTGGAGCTATAATTGGGGG